TAATATATCAAGTAGTATAGTTACTATGATAAAGCAATAGGATTGATTCTGGTGCATTCTGGTTTGTTTTTATGAATTTTATAATTGTAAATTTTCTGTAAATTTTAAAATGGCGCTCTTGACAAGGTATATAAAAAATGATATCATTATATTACAGTAATGAGTAAATGAGCTTGCGAATTTACGAATTACTGTTACAGTGTTATTACAACTTTACAAGTTGTTATATAATCATTGTTGTGTTAATTATTTAGTTCATTTGTTTGTGTGTAAAAAATAAGATAGATTATAAGATATATTTAATTGTTATTTGTATGTCTTAAAGTCTATCTTATATTTGTATTTATATAAAATATTAGGGTGTAGCCAAGCGGTAAGGCAACAGGCTTTGACCCTGTCAGAGCATTTTTGTGCTGCGTGGGTTCAAATCCCACCACCCTAACCAGAATCAATTTGTGTGTTTGTAGCTCAGTCGGTAGAGCAATAGACTTTTAATCTATGGGTCGAGAGTTCAAGTCTCTCCAGGCACACCAAAAACCAGGAAAGTTTTTAATGAATATTTTAACCTGGCTAAAAAATAAAAAACGGAATTCCACGGTACCCCGTGGAATATGCTCCAATGTTGGAATGGGCAGACAAGGTAGTTTCAAAAACTATTGCTGAAAGGCGTGTGGGTTCAAGTCCCACTTGGAGTACCAAAAGAACACAGCTATTATAGTAAATCTTGTTTTATGAGTTTAGCTAAAATTTATGAAAGGGTTTTGCTTTTGCACTTTTATTAGCTGTGTTCTGAATTGCTGGTATGGTGGAATCGGCAGACACAAGGGACTTAAAATCCCTCGGTAGAAATACCATACGGGTTCAAATCCCGTTACCAGCACCACAGTTCCTAAAATTTAAAAGAGGTGATTAACATTGCCAAACATTGAAAATTTAGTTTGTACCTGTGATTGGTGTAAAAAAGAATTTAGTTTGTTGAATAGTAATTTATCAGATATCCAAGTGGAGATAGATGAGGAAAAATTATTTTTGAAGATTTTAAAATGTCCATTGTGTCAGTATGAATCATGTGTACAAATAGATAATGTGGAAACAATGGAATTACTGAAAAAACAGTTTTTAATAAATGCTAATGCTGCTATTGATAGCACACGATATAAAATCAATGGAAAATTGAGAAAGCATTATACAAAAAGATTAAAACAAATTTCCGCATTATTGATTCAGAAAAGGAAAGAACTGAATCTAAAATATAATGGCTCTGTTTATTATTTTGAGGGCAAAGAAAGCAAAATAAGTTTAAACGTACCAGACGTTAAAATTTCTGGGTGTGGTGTAAAGTAGAGAATGAAGATGTGGAGGAATAAACAATATGGCTATTGAAAACGGTAATAATACAAATCCCCAGAATAATCCTAATGATGAGCCTATTGAGGGTCAGCAGACTAATAACCAGAATAATAATCCTGATAATTCCAGTAACAATGAGCCTGAAAGAGTTTTTACTCAGGCAGAGCTTAACAAGCTTTTAAAAGCCGAAAAGGAAAAGTCAAAATCAGCTTTGTTAAAGGAATTGGGTGTGTCTGATTTTAATACTGCAAAAGACGGATTAGCTAAATATTTACAGTCGGTAGAGGATAGTAAGTCGGATTTGCAGAAAGCACAAGAAGCTAATGCGCAGATGTCCGAGGAACTTAAAGAAAAGAATGGAAAGGTCGCATTCTTACAGGCAAGTTTTGACGCTATTTCTTGTGGTGTAAATCCCACAGTTGTATCAGATATCATTCCTATTGTGTTAGCAAAGGTAACCGAGGAAAATGATGTAAAGTCAGTAATTGAGGATATGAAGAAAAATCCTGCTTTTTCCGGATTTTTTACACCTGTTCCTAATTCTGGTACTGGAAATCCTATTCCCAGAAAACAGAATGTAAATGATAATGGTACAGAAAATTATGGAGCAAGATTAGCAAAAAGCAAAGTAAAATCCCGCAATACAAATACAAACTAACAAGGAGGAAATAACACATGAATGGTTTTAAAAAGGTAAGTTTGACAAATCCTAATCAGATTTTGTTTTATACTGAGCCTTATGCAGCTGTTGGAGTTGTAGTAGGTAATACTGGACTGGAAGCAGATAGCAGTGGCAAGAAGATTCTTAAGGCTGGTACCCCTCTTGCAGGTAGTCTTACGGCAAGAAATACAGCGTTTAAAAAGGCAACAACTACTGACCCTGGCTCTGGTGGCACAAAGACTACAGATGCAGTTGGCATTTTGTTACATGATGTAGATGTAACAGATGGCAACGATAACGCCACAATGCTGATTTTCGGTTTTGTAAATCTTGACAGAATAGATGCAGAAACTGTAAAGCTCATTGATGACACTGTTACAGCTGCACTTAATGCCAAGGTAACATTCTTAAAGTAATAGATTGGAGGAGGATAATACATGACTATTTTTGATTTGATGACTTCCCAGAATATCGTTGCATATTGGGAAACCTTATCACAGGACAGAGCGCCCTATTTATTCGAGACAATGTTCCCCTCTGATAAGAAACTTGGACTTGATTTGAGCTACATCAAGGGTTCCGCTGGGCTTCCCGTCGTTTTGAATGTATCAGCTTTTGACGTTAAGGCTGTACCTCGTCCCAGAATTGGTTTTGATAAGATGTATGCAGAGATGCCCTTCTTCAAGGAATCTATGACCATTTCTGAAAGACTGAGACAGGAATTGAACATGGTACTCCAGACAGGCAACCAGGCATACATTGATACAGTTATGAACAAGATTTTTAATGATACTGTTAGACTTCTTGAATCCGCAGCAGTTTCCAGAGAGAGAATGCGTGCAATGGCTGTAACCTCTGGTACTGTAGCAATGGCTGCTAATGGTCAGGAATACAGCTATGATTATAACGTCCCCGCAGACCATAAGTTTACTGAGCATAATTTTAATACAGCTGATTTTGATATTTGCCAGTATCTTATTGGGTGCCTTGATAAAATTGAGGACGATACTGGAGTAAGACCTACAAGGGGTGTATGCTCCAGAGCGCAGCTTAACAAAATCATGCAGAATACAGTGTTAAAGAAGAACATTTATGTGCTTACTAATGGTGTGGGTACAATTAACGCTAAGAATGCTATTGCTTACATTGAGGACCAGACAGGCGTTACCCTTGAAGTATATAGCAAGAGATACAAGGACGAGACTGGCGCAACTAAGGCATATGTTCCTGATGATGTGGTGGTACTTTTCCCTGACGGTGATTTGGGTACAACTTGGTTCGGTACAACTCCCGAGGAATCTGATTTGATGTCTGGCTCATCTGCTAATGTCTCTATTACCGATGTGGGTGTTGCAATTACCACCATGAAGCGTGAGGACCCCGTAAATGTTGAGACAAAAGTTAGTATGATTTGCTTACCCTCTTTCGAGATGGCAGACCAGATTGCTATTATTGATGCTTCTGAAGGATAATTTGAGGAGGTTATCATAATGGTAAAAATCAAGAAAGGGAATCAAATAAGAATTGTTCCTAAGTCAGTTTATGAGAGTTCATATAAGCAGCTGGGTTGGAAGTGCAGAGATATCAAGCAGGCAGAATCTACAGAGGAAGCAAATATTGTGGAATCTGTAGAGGAAGCAGCAGATACTATTGATTTTAGTTCGATGAGTACATCGGAGTTAAAGCAGTATGCAGTTGATAATCAGATTGATATTTCGGAAGCTTCCAACAAAAAGCAGCTGATAGCAATTCTTGAATCTGCGGTGGGTATATAATTTAAAAGGAAAGAGGGTGTTGGCATGATATCTCAGGAAGATTTAAAATCTTTAAAAATCATTCTTAGGGAGGAAGAAATTCCATTTTTCTCAGATGAGGAATTGGATTTTTATTACAGTAAAAATAATGGGGTTTTTAATGATACAGTTTATGAATGCTTACAGATAAAAGCAGAAAATAACACATTAAATATCTCTGGACTGACTGCGAGTGATAGCTCTTCCTACTTTAGGAGATTGTCCCTGAGGTATAAGCCAAACCACTCTGGAATTTTAAAGAGTAAAAATTGAGGTGGTTATATTGGACGTTATAAATAATTATGCGTTAAATGTGATTACCAAAAGAATAGCGATGTATGGAAAAGATATAGAGTTTAAAACAGTTAAATTAAATGATTATAATGAGCCTGTTCAAGGTGAGTTTGAAGAAAAAACAGTAACATTGAAATGTATATATCATTTGACCGATTCAAGGTATTCAGATTTTAATAATTCAGATGGTGGAAAAAATCCAGGTTATTATCAGCAAATGCTTTTGGCTAAGTTTGATGATAGTGTAAAAATTGGAAATCATTGCTTTGCTAATGGTAAAGAATATGTGGTTACCGATATCTGTAATTACAATTTATCAAATAAGGTAATTGATATTTCCATTTGTGAGGTGCAAGAGATATGAGCTTGACAGATGGACTGGAAACCATGAAAAAGAAAGCTGATGCAGCATTATTGTTGTACACAAAAACGTCAGCATTAAAATTGCAGAATAGCATGAGGTCAAATGCACTGTGGAAAGATAGGACAGGCAGAGCAAGACAAACGCTCACAGGCACAGGATATAAAGCGGAAGATAATAGTGGATATATTATCAAGTTAGCGCATGGAGTTAATTATGGGGTATTCCTGGAGTTAGCACATGAAAAAAGATTTGCAATAATAAAACCTACAATTCAGGCTCATGGTCCAGAAGTTTTGGAGGCGTTTGATAATTTGCTTGGCAAAATAAAAACGAATATACATTTATGATAATATATGATTTGATATTTAAAACCTTGAAAGAAAATAAAATTGATGTATTTTCACCAGGTTCCCATTTAGGGGAATGCACAAAACCTTATGTGGTGGTAAAGCAAGATACTGGTGCAAGATATGTTAATTATTCAACTCAGATGGTTTTGTATGATATTTTGTGTTATGCTAAAAATTATACTGATTGTCTGAATTTAAAGGAAAAAGTTAAAAACATAATGAAATTAACGGGGGATTCCGTAAGACCTACATACAACGAAACGCAAGCCTATTATGATGATACAGTTAAGGCATATATGGCAAGTGTGGAGTATCGCAATTATCGCAAAGTTGATTAAAAGGAGGATAAAGAGATATGGCGTTTAAAAAAGGTCATGAAATTGCTACAATAGATGTTGCTATGGTAACAATTACCGTTGGTGGGGAAGTTGGTGCCACAACTGAAATCGGCTTGAAAACAGCTACACAGATTCAGGTTGACCCCTCCATTGAAACTACAGATGCAATTAAGTTGATTGTTAAGGGTGTACTTATTGCTCAGAAAAGACAGGTTGACACTCTCACAGGTAATACAATTACTCTTACAGATAACGTGTTCAATCCTGAGCTTGTTAAGGTTCTCCAAGGTGGTACCATTACATATGGTACTGATGGAGCATTCGAGAGCTACACTCCGCCTGTTGCTGGAGCTGAGAATGAAGCAACTCCATTTACTCTCAATGTTTATGCTGCTCATTATGATGCTTCCGGTATCATTCTTGATTACGAAAAAACGGAATATCCTAACTGTACTGGTGTTCCCGTTTCTATGTCTGTACAGGACGATACATTTACAACTCCTGAATATAGCATTATTTCCGCACCTGGCGATGGAGAAGCGCCCTATAAGATAACAATGGTTAAGAGCTTACCTGAACTTGGAGAGGCTTCTTGGGCAACCTAATAAGATTTAAGAAATGAGGAAATAAAAGATGTCAGTGACTACAATAGAAGAACTTGCTAAAATAAAAAATACATTTGTTGTTGAACTTCCTCCTTTTGCAGATGGGAATAAATTAACAGTAGAGTTAAAAAACCCCTCTATCATTGATATGGTATGCTCCGGTAGGATTTATAATCCCATTATCGGTGATGCGATGAAAGTTATTGGCGAGGAAGCTGCTAAGGAAAACATAAGTGAAGCAGAAAAGGAAGCACGAGAAGAGCAGAGCAGAAAAGCAAAGATAGAATCCATAAAGTTTATGAAATATGTTGCAGAAAGTTGTTTGGTAAATCCTACTTTGGAGGATATTAACAAATATACTGGCGGTTTAACAGATGAGCAAATTTTTGCTATTTTTGATGCTGTTAAGCTTGATGCAGCAAAATTGTCTAAATTTTGTGAGGTCCCCGCAAATTCTTAATATTTTAGCTATGTCAAAAAAATACAAGCAACGTCCAAGTGATATTTTAAATATTCGGAAAGAATATGCTGCATATTGCTTTGATGAGGCTTGTATTTTTTTATTAGATGCGTTGGAAGATGGAAAAGAATTGAAGTTCGATAATGGGGACAAACCTAAAAAACATTATAAATCAATGTCCGATTTTTACGCAAGTTTGGGGGTGACTAATACTTAATGGCATATAATCTTGGAGATGCGATAGGCTACATAAAATTAAACATTAGTGACTTCCAAAGCAAATATGATGAGGTCCATACTAAAACAGAGCAGTTAGATGCAGCTGTTGATGGTTTAAGTAATGTTTTTGATGTAGCAGGAAAAGCGGCAGCAGCTGCATTTGCAGCAGTTACAACAGCAGCTACATTAGCTATGAAGTCTGTTTTGGACGTAGGTCAGAGCTTTGAGGCTTCTATGGCGCAAGTAGCAGCTACAATGGGCATGACTGCGGAAGATGTAGCAAATAATGTTGATGAGTATAATGCTTTGGCAGAAGCAGCCAAGGAAATGGGAGCGACAACAAAATACACAGCAACACAGGCTGCTGATGCTTTGAACTATTTAGCATTAGCAGGTTATGATGCTGAGGAAAGTATATCGTTACTCCCCACAATTTTAAATGTAGCAGCTGCTGGAGATATGGATTTAGCAAAAGCTTCCGACATGGTTACAGACAGTATGTCAGCTTTGGGTTTGTCTATAGATGAAGCTGCTTCATTTACAGATAAATTGGCAAAAACTTCCCAGAAATCAAATACTAATGTAGCACAATTAGGTGAGGGTATTCTCACCATTGGTGGTACAGCAAGAAGTTTAGCTGGTGGAGTTACAGAACTTGATACAGCTTTAGGTATTCTTGCAAACAATGGCATCAAAGCAGCCGAGGGTGGTACAGCTTTAAGACAAGTTTTGCTTAATTTGACAGCTCCCACAGAAAAAGCTGCGGAATATATGAACTCCATTGGTTTGTCTGCGTATGATGCAGTTGGCAACATGAAGCCATTAAATCAGATTTTTGGAGAATTAAATGATATCCTTAATAACATGGCTACTCAACAGGAAAGAGATACAGCGCTTGCAAATATTTTTGATGCAAGACAGCTGAAATCGGCGAGAGCGTTATTAGCAGGATATAGTGAAGAATGGGACAATTTATATAATAATATAGAAAATAGTAATGATGCAGCAGCAATGATGGCTGAGACAATGCAGCAGAATTTGAAAGGTGCGATAACAATTTTCCAGTCTGCATTGGAGGGTGCTGGAATTGCTGCATATGATTCCTTAAAAGTTAATTTTACTCAGGCTGTAGAATCAGCAACTACATCTATTGATGAGTTAAATAAAAAATTGCAGTCAAGTGAAATGCAAGAAGCATTACAAAAAATATCTCAGGAAGCTGGGGATTTGTTTGTAAAGATTGTGGATTTTGCTGCTAATACTGCAATTCCTAATTTAATCAATTTTGGTACTAAAATAAAAGATATCATAATTGATGTAAAAGCAGCTTTGGCGGGAATTGTAACTGCAATACCTATTTTTACAGCTGGCTTAGTTGCCTGCAATACTGTTGTACAAACGTCTATTGTCAAATTGATAGCATTAAAAACTGCACAATTAGCAGCCAATGCAGCAATGTTAGCTAATCCATATACAGCAGTTGCAGCTGGTATAGCGTTAGTAGTTGCTGCATATGTTAGACATAGTGAAAAGATATCGGAAGCAATTCAACAGTATAAGGAATTAAATTCTGAGTATAAAGAGCTTGTGGAAAATTCTGAGAAGTTAGAAAGTTCCATGGTAGATGCACAGAATCAATATAATGAAACTGCTTCGGCAAATAATGAGCAGATAAATCAGTTGGTTACCCTGACTAATATGTTAGGAGAATATGCAGATAAAGCTAATTTGACAGCGACTGAGTTATCAGCAGCGCAGCAAATTATTGAGCAATTAAATGAGATTTTTCCAGAAAATAAAGCTTATATTGATGACCAGGTACAAGGATATAAAGATTTGGTTTTCCAAGTTGATGCCTATACACAAAAGTTGGCAGCGCAGGCAGAGTTGGAAGCACAGTCTCAGAAAAATGTTACACTGTATAATACTTTGAATGAAGCTAAAGAACAGGCTGAGGAGTTAGAGCAAAAAGTTTTAGATGCTCATGATGCTTATTTGCAGGCGGAAAAAGAGTGGCAAAAGTTTGCTAAATATGGAACCGCCGATGTTAGTGGTAAGAGATTAAAAGAAGCTAAAGAACTTGGCATGGATATTGATAATTACATGAGAACGTATTATAATAATGCTAAGGAGCAATGGCAAGAATTATCGGAAGCATGGGTACAAGCTACTAATGTGCAGTTTGAAGCAGAGCAACAGTTAGCTGAGGGCGAACAGAAAATGGTACAGCTTAGACTTGATGCTGGTGAAAAAGTAGAGGGTGTTTATAGAGATTCGTTAGAAGCAATTATTGATACTCAGAATCAGTATGCAAGGGACAGAGAAGCAAAGGATAAAGAAATCCATGCAGATGAGATAGCAGAAAAGGAAAGACAAGCGGAAGAACAGGCAAGAAAAACCGAGAAAATGTGGGAAGATATAAGTGAGCTTGACAGGAAATGGCAATTACGTCAAATATCTTCGGAAGAAGAGTATCAAAAACAAAGAAAAGAATTACTTGAAACGTCAAGACAGGAATATGACCAGACCTGGATAAAGGAATACAATAAATCGTTAAAGTACGAGGAACAGCAGGCGGAAGCAAGAAAGAATCAGCAGGAGCAAGATGCAAAAGAGCAAGAACAGCTGGTAAAACAGCAAAGGACAGAATTTGAAAATAATATTAGGGAAAGAATATCAGATTTAGAGTATAGAAATAGTGTAGAAGAGGGTTACACTGAGGAAATGATGTACAAGGATATGGAGATAATCCGTGATGGGTTAGATAAAACAGATTCTTTGTATAAAGAAATAAACAAGAAAATTGTCTTGGGCAGAAAAGAAATGGGCGATAAGGTCGCAAAGCAAGACCAGGAAAATGCAGAAAAAGCATTTTCGACCTGGCAAAAGTCTTATGAAGATTTGCAGTCTGAGGCAAGTACAGCATATAGTAAAATATCTGAATCACAAAAAACATTATATAATAATTTGGTAAATTCTGTTGATTTGTATGAGAGACAAACAAAACGGGTTTGGAATAGTACAAAGCAGGCTTATGAGGAAAATGAAACTTTTACAGCTTCTACTCAGGGTTTGAAAGACCAAATAAAGCAAGTTGAAAAGTATAATAAAACATTGGAAAAATTACAGTCAAAAGGAATTAGTCAGAATTTGTTGCAAAAAATTCTTGGTATGGATATGGAAGAGGGTTCTAAGTATGCCGAGAGTTTAAACAATATGTCTGCTCAGAGTTTAAAAACATATAGTAAACAGTATGATAAATTGGTCGATGAAAGCAAGCAGTTTTCTGATAAATTTTATCAGACACAAATTGATGCTTTTGAAAAGGATTATGGTGAAAAGTTTAAAAATATATTTAGTAAAATTCCTGAGGGAATTGAATTAGTAGGCGAGGAAACCATTCAAGGTTTTGTCAAAGGAATTGAAGATAATGCAGACCAAAGTGAGGGTGCATTAAAGGAAATCATGACTAAAAACCTTGATGAAGTTAAGAATCTTCTTGGAATACATTCCCCTTCCACAGTGTATGAGGAAGTAGGACAGAATGTAATGCAGGGATTTATAAATGGTTTGTCTGGATATCAGCAAAGTGTATTAGATGTATTTTCTAATTTGGCCGAGAGAGCAGCAAAAACATTTACAGATAATTTTAATATTGACTGGGCTACAGTCTTTGGTAGTGTAAATCAGTTTATGTCAGGAACTTCTGGTGTAGCAGGAGCAACTGCACAAGCGTTTGCACCCATCTACGGTGGCGGATATGGCACTCAAAACACAGCAGCATATAACAACACATTTAATCGTTATTATGGCGGTAGTGGGCTTACAAAAGCAGATGTGGTAAGTGCTATAAAAGAAGCACAACCTGATGGGGATATCGTGTTAGAAATTGATGAGACAGAATTTGCAAGAGTTTCCAGAGCAGCATTAAATTCATATGCTCAAAGTTCTGGTAACTTAAATCTTAGGGTATAAGGAGGGGCTTGAATTATGCAGATGTTTTCGATAAAAATTAACGGGACAGTAATTGACAAGTATTTAAAAAGTTATGATGTAAAAATAGTTGAGCAGTTTTCAAGCTCTCCAAATTATGTAGCAGTTTCAGGAAAAACAATTAGGAATTACTTAGGCGATAAAAGACAATTAACCATATCTTTTGAGCCTATGGAAAATAGCCAGATACAAACGTTGTTTGCAAGTATAAAATCATCAAGGGAAATTTCTGTTGAGTATATTGACCCGCAGTTAGGTTCGGTAACAAAAAAATTTAATTGTGAGAATCTCCCAGCAGCTTCCTATTTTGTGTCAGATGATGGCAGAAAATTCTGGACTTTGCCAGATGTTTTGTTGGAAGAAGTAACAAATTTTTCTGGGGGTTCGGGGTAGCTCAGATTACTGGGATTATATCTTAGAAGTTGGTGGAATCCAGTATGGAAATGATGAAATTCCAGAAGATTTATCCATATCAATGTCAGTATCTTCCGACGGTTTTACTGTTGGTCAGTGTGCTGGTTTAACAATTTCTGGAAATATAGTTTATAAAAATAATGATATACAGTTAAATGCCTTTATTACCCTGTACAGAAAATTGACCGATGGAACTTTAAAAGTTTTACATCAATGGGTCATGAAATCATGTGCAGTTGTGGAAAACTCTTTGCAGTTTTCTGGGCAAGACGTAAGCGCTTATCTGGATAACTCTTATCAAATGGTTGGTACCGTTGGGGAGCAATTCCAGAAAGCAAAAGAGGAATTAACAGTGTTATCGGGAATTACAATAGATGTTGATATTCCGTCAGCAGCAGCAACTAAAAATACAGAGGGAGAAACTGGTTGGAGTATAAGGGATTTGTTTTCTTATGGTTCAATGCTAAATGCAGCTAATTATGCTGTAGAAGTTTCTGAATTTGGAAAAGCAAAATTTTCTTTGACTTCCGATTATTTGGAAATTGGTCAAGATGATTATTCTGTATTAACTAAAGGATTTACAGATGTAAAAATTTCTGAAATTGATATTTTTAAATCAAATATGGAAATGCCCACACTTTTAAGCAATGGGCAAACAGCAGAGGGAAAAACGTTAGAGAGTATGGGAATATACATAATTAGAGGTTCGGAGGAGCCAAAGCCGTCTGGAGTGCTAAGATTAGTATGCCCATTAGCAGACCCTAATATAACAACTAATGTTAGTTTGACAAGCTTAATCGGTAAATCGTTTGGTGCAGATGTATCATGTGAAGCTGTAAAAGTTGATAGATTCTTACCACCTATGTGTCAAATAAAGTTTGTAAATGAGACAGCAACCTATTATGTGATGAATGCAGACTATAAATTGACAACAAAAGGAATTTATACATCTGTATCATGTAGTGGTAGGCAAATATCAGATTTTGAGTATATTGGAATGACTGAGAAAGATTTGCAAAGAAGAGTAGAGTTGAATGTGAAATATAATGGATTTACAGTGTCCCAGGAAATAGGAGCAGTTTGGGACGATTCTGGAGTTGGGGAGGCGACAAATAGTGGCTGACGATGTAAGACTTAAAGTAATACCCTTTAAAGATGGCTTATATCAGTTTGGTGGAGATATCATTTGCACATACCCATTATTAGGTACAACTCCAGGAACTAATTCTCTGACATTCCATTATAAGCCATTTGATATTATAGTCTCTTGGACAGTAGCCGAAGATGGAAGCAAACAGAATCCCACCTGGAAACGGGTTTATAAATCTTCAGGAGGTACATCATGATAGGAGCTGGAGGATTAATTGCCTGTGCAATGTCACAGTATGGAGGTGGGGGAGTAGTTAATAAATTAGATATGTGCGATTTGTTTGAGCAGCAGATACCAATCGCAGTTATACCGCTGCTTGGGGCCTACACCGCTAAACTGGTACAGCTGCCTGAGGGAATATACTATAATCGCCATAGGAACTATGATTATTACTTATATACTGATACGCCTGTGGGTGACATTACAGGCTGTTATTGTTCACGAGATTATCGTTATATTGTTTGTGCTATTGGAGTATATCGTGGCGATACATTGTTGTACATTGAATATCCAACCCTTAATGTAACACAGGAGTACCGATACAGCACAGAGACAATTTATGATGATGTGGGAAACATTACTGGCGTAAATGTATATAAGGAAAAATACAGTACTAACACACATGATTTTACTAATGTGACTGTGTCCTCAGATAGTATGTCCCCCACAGATTACTATAAAAATTTTCAAGTGCCATATACACATGTTGAAACAACTTATACCTCTGACGGTGCGGTGTCTGGCGAGTACACTAACCAAGATAATTGGTACTTAGCTGCGTATCTTAACGGGTATAATTGGTATTACACACGGTTTACAGGCGATGAACAGGTAGCGCAAATGGACCAGGTAGTAAACGACGTATATGCGGAATACCTGCGCACACAGAGCTAAACTTACTTATAAAAGTCTAAGGAGGTTTTTTACAGTGATTGAAATTACAAACGCAAGGGTCAGAGAAATCATGTTAGAGGCGGGGGAAAACAAAATCAAGTTTGATAGGACATACTTAGGGTTTGAGGTTAAAAATACCTCTGGTGCCGATGTAATTATGTCTCTTATTCCTGGCAGAGTTGCAGGAGATGATGGAGTTGTAACAATTCCAAATGGAGAGAGCTATAATTATTTACATCTGGAGCATAGAGATACTTTTTATTTGACTGGTTCTGGGTCAGTTACAGTAGCTGGCACATCGGCGCCTGGCTCAAATTTTAATTCAAGCCAGAAAGGGGGTGAGACTGTTGACATAAACCCCACGTCTATTAGCGAAAATCATAATAATATCTTTCGTGGCGATGATTTATTCGCCAAAGGGTACACCATTGACGACATATGCGCTATGATTAGTGATGGAAGTTTTTCTGACATTTACATTGGAGACTATTTCACGTTATCGGGAAGCATTGAAAATGTTCCATGTTTTGTGGAACAGATCGGTGATGATGGTACAAAATCACTGGTGGAAAGCACCCAAACAGTGAATTATAACACCAAGTTCCATATAGCAGGTCTGGATATATACCTGAATACTGGTGATACGGCGTTTACACAGCATCATGCTGTTATTGTACCTGATGGAATTATCGGCAACAATCGAATGAATGGCACAAATACAACTAATGGCGGATATGTTGGTAGTTTTATGTTCACATCGGTATTACCTGTGTATAATACGCATTTTGACGTAAAATTAAATAATCATTTGCTGTCGCATCGTGAAATTCTGAGCAATAATGTAACTGGAAATCAAGCAAGTGGCTGGGCGTGGGCTAATGTAAAAATCAATCTAATGTCTGAACCAGAGGTGTATGGCAGTAATCTGTGGGGAAACAAATATGATGCAGGTGTAAATTATAGGCAATTTCCGTTGTTTAGAATTGCATCAAAATATATTTGTAACCGCAACTGGTACTGGCTAAACACCATTGCTGGAGGAAGCGACTTTACGGCTATGACCAGCAATGGTAATGCAACCCGCAATGGTGCCGGGGTTGCACTTGCCGTCCGCCCATGTTTCTGCATTGGTTGAGGGGGTGTAACGAATGGAATACAATGAAATCCAGCAGAAAATTGCTGACTACCGCTGGCAGCTGTCAGATAGTTCCAGCCCCATAGGAGACTGGAAGATAGCCAAATGCTATGAATACGCATTGATGGGGCTGCCTGCACCGTATGACATGACCGAATTAAACGCCAAGCGGCAGGCGGTAAGAGATGAAATTAACGAGCTGGAAGAGAAATTGAAAAAATTTGATATTCCTGTGGTTAGGAAATCTGAGGGGGAATGAAAATGGACAAGTTCACAAAAATTATTAAGTTCATACTGGGCGGCATTGTTACGGCGTGTCGGAGGAGGGGGCACATATTACTCCCAAGGGGCATATAACATTTACAGGGTAGCATATTATAACAGCGCTTTATCCCAACAACAGTTAAATGCACACTATACCAGAGATAAAGAGCGCTTTGGAGTTTAAAATTTAAGGAGGGTTATTATGAAAATTGACTGGAGAAGAAAACTTACAAGCCGTAAGTGGTGGGCATCTATTATCAGCTTGGTTATTTCCATTGCTGTTATTTTCAATGTAGATAATGCTTCCACAGAAAGAATAACAGCGTTGATAACAGCAGCTTCTACAGTGATTGCTTATACTTTGTCCGAGGGTTTTGTTGATGCTAAAACAGCAGAAAAGAGTGATGATGGAGATGAAAATAATTAAAGGTATAGACGTATCTAATCATAATGGAAAAATTAACTGGACAAAAGTAAAATCTTCTGGATTAGTTGATTTTGTTTTGATTCGTATGGGCTATGGAGTAGAATCCCCTAAACAAAAAGATGCTTGCTTTGATTATAATTATTCAGAGTGTAAGCGCTTAGGAATTCCTGTAGGAGCATATCATTATAGCTATGCAAATACAGTGCAAGGAGCATATCAGGAAGCTAAGTTTGCTTTAAAGTTGCTTGACGGCAAAAAATTTGAATATCCTATTTTTATGGATATGGAAGAAAAATTTCAGGCAAAACTGAGCAAAGCTAATTGCACACAAATGGTAAAAACATTTTGTGATGAGTTAGAAAAGCATGGCTATTGGGCTGGCGTTTATTCTTTTGATTCGTTTTTTCAGAGTAACCTTGATAGCTCAATTCCGCAGAGATATGCAACTTGGGTTGCAAGGGTTCCTAATTTTGATGATGCAAAAACAATAGTAAATCCCAGTGCAGTAAATAGTGCAAATGTAGGAATACATCAATATTCCTTTAAAGGAAATATTCCAGGAATTTCTGGTAATGTTGATTTAAATATCAGTTATAAAGACTATAAAAAGTTGATAGAAAATGCAGGCAAAAATGGCTTTAAATTGAATGACTATGAATTGACTGCTGTATCATCAAATTTAACCAAGGAAAGGGCTGACGAGATGTCTGTTTATTTACAAAAGTTAGGAATGTCTGTTAGCATAACGAGGGTGTAAACATGGATTTTGCTACTATTAGCAGCATTGTATTGTTTGTTATTTCCATAATTACTTTTATCTCTGGTTTAATAACAAAAGCTCAGAATGACGGCAAAGTTTTGGCGAGTATTGAGCAGATACAGCAAGATTTGTTGGAGATAAAAACAACGCTAAAGGAAAAAAGTCAAGATGTGGAAAAACAGAAAATTATCTCAGAAAGCCAAGAATGTAGAATCAAGCACGTTGAGGAAACGTGTAATAAATTAGATGAAAGAATATTGCGCTTGGAGGCTAAATAATCATGGAAGAAAAAGAAAAGGCATTGTTAGAAATAGTCAAGGATTTGTACAAGCAGGAATGCAAAAAGTCCACAAGATATTTAATCATAAACTATGTTTTAGCAGCATTGCTTTTATTGATGTCAGTATTTTGTATTGCTTTAGGCTATGAGCTGTCAACGTATGATACAGTTATCGTAACAGAAACTACAACTACAGAAAGTTATGATAATTCAGTTAATGGCGATAATTCCAGTGCGGATATAGTAAACGGAAATCAATATAATGATTATGCAACACATAACCAAAATTGATTTAAGGAGTTGAATAATAAGCTATGGCGAAAATTGAAAATCACTATACAAAAACTACTAAGACAAAAACAACAACCTATCATCAAAAGAAAGGTAGTAGTTCCTCAGGAAAATGTCCTACTTGCGGTAGGCCATATAAAAAGGGGTAATAAAAGTGACCGAACATATTAAAACAAGAAATAAACTACAGAATATAGCTACAATATCAGAATTTAATCAGATTTTAGAATCTGTCACTTTGTCCGATGAGGAGAAATACATCTTGAAAATGTATTATCTGAAAGGAAAGAATTTTGCTTTTATTGCTGATTCTTTAGGCTATGCCGAGATAACCGTAAATAAAAAGCATTGCAAGATTTTGAAGAAGTTGAGTAAAGTATTAAGATAAAACCTAAACCACTATGTTTATCCGTAATTGGATAGATGTAGTGGTTTTTTGTTTGTATAAAAATAATATAATTATGTTATAATTGTGGTAAATTAGAAGTGTTATAATATAATTAACAAATGAAAACAAGAAAGCAGGGATAAGAATGTTTAATCCATATGGCGGAAATCCATATTCCTATCCAGTTATGCAACAAAGGTTGCAGAGTATGGAGCAGCAATATCCACAGCAGAATCAGCAAGGATTTTATAATGGTCCTATGATGCAAAATTATAATTACAATAATCAGCAGCAGTTGTTAAAAGGTAGAGCAGTAACTTCCTTTGATGAAGCCAAGGCTGCTATGATAGATTTAGATGGGTCAATATTTATTTTCCCAGATATATCCAATAAAGCGATATACACAAAGCAAATAAATTTAGACGGTACAGCTTCCGTAAATGTTTATAAATTGCAGCAGGCAGAGCCTAATCAAAATGAGCAGATAAATATTGATAGTCAAAAAGGTGTATCTGTTATTGCCGATGATATTTCCACAATTAAAAATATGGTTGCGGAAATGCAAACAAGGATAGAATCTATACAGCAAAATCAAAATAATAATTGGAGTAACAGGAAAGGAGTAAAAAACAATGAATGCCAATCCATTCCAAATGATGCAGCAAATACAAAATAATCCATTATTTAAACGTGCCCAGCAGATGGCAAAAGGAAAAAGCGAACAGGAGCTTCGACAAGTTTGTAAAAATCTATGTCAGCAAAGAGGGTCACACCCTCACGGGTGTGTGAGTTGAAATAAACAACCAGGCTGTTATCAGTAAACTTGATGGAATTTCCAACGGTTTATGTGACGGCTTCTATGCTCAGAACACTACAATGCTTCAGGGCTTCAATGGCGTGGAACGTGCATTATGTCAGGGCTTCAATGGTGTAAACAACAATGTTACAAATTTAGGTTATCAGATGCAGAATTGCTGTTGTGAAACTAATCGTAACATTGATTCTATCCGTTATGAAAATGCTAAGAACACTTGCGATATTATGCAGAATAACGATAGAAATACCCAGAGAATCATTGATACAATGACACAGAACACCGTTCAGGAGCTTAGGGACCAGCTTCAGGCTGCACAGCTCCAGCTTGGTACGCTGTCTCAGACAAGCACAATTATCAATGCTGTAAGACCTACACCCATTCCTGCTTATGTAACTTGCAGTCCTTATGAGGCAGCTTCTTGTTGCAATGGCTATTATAGGGGTTCTTGTGGTTCTTGCAACTAATATACATTAACTGTATTTCATAACTAAATTTGTGGGGTGCAGCAATAGTTGTGCCCCATATGTTTTTATATCAAAGGAGGATTTTTAATCATGTGTGGAAATGTAAGATATCAGAAAAGCTCGGTTCAGACATATAATAATTCGGCTCAGACAGTAGCAGCTAATTCATCTGTAAATCTGGGAAATACTTCCGTTGATACTGGCTGCTCAATTTGTCATACCTCAGGAAGTACCTCTTTGTCAATCAAAAATCCTGGTTTATATTTAATTATGTTTGATGCTGTAGGAGCAAATTCAACTTTAGTTTCTGGAGATGTGACAGTTCAGCTTTACAAAAATGGAATAGCGGTTCCTGATGCTTTTTCTTCATCAACCTCTGCTTCCTCTACTGATAATGTATCTCTTAGCTTTGCAAAGTTGGTACAGGTATCCCCGTCATGTTGTGCTGTTGATAATTCTGCTCAGTTTACGTTTGTTAATACTGGTGTATCAACTACATTCTCTCATGTAAATGCAGTGGCTTATAAACTTGCATAATGTCTGATGGAAATAAAAAAAGGAGCTGAATCAAGATGCCAACAGTATCTCCAAATAACACTAATAATAAGATGTCTATGTCAAAAGAGGAAGCGAAAGGCAGGTCAAAAGACTGTAGGGAAATTTTCCAGAGAATTACCAACAGACAGATTGAGGCTTTGATGTTCCATGATAAAATGTCTGATATGTATAATTTTCTTGGTTTGTCTGGTTTTAAAAGAATGCACGAATGTCAATATTTTTCCGAAAGTGCTGAATTTAAAGAGACAAAGAAGTATTTTATGACTAATCACAATATGTTGTTAGAAGAGACAGACATACAGGCTAAACAGTATATTCCACAGGATTGGTTTAATTATGACAAATTCGATGTGTCAGCGCAAATAAAAAGACAGTACACCGAAAAAACCTTTGAGGAATATAGGAACTGGGAAAGGGAAACAAAGTGGAGTTATGAAACTGCATATCAGGAATTGATGCAGTTAGGAGCTATATCAGATGCAGAGTTTGTAAGCTGCTTGATTTGTGATGTGTCTCACGAATTGAAGTGTTTGGAAAAGATATATATTAAATTAAAGGCAACAGATTTTAATATGATGTATATTTTCGAGATACAGCATGATATCCATGAAAAGTATAAAAAGAAAATGAAGCATATAAAATAATATCAGATTTAGCCACTCTTAATGGGTGGCTTTTTCTTTTGCCAATAAATATGTAAACAATTTGTTAATTTCCCTCAAAAGGTATTTACAAGCCCAATTTTTTGGTATATAATATAAATATAAACAAAAACCTAATAAAAACATTCAGGAGGAATTTAAAATGAAAAGATTATTTAGACCTATTGAGAATCGCAAATGGGACGCTCACAAAGAACAGCATAAATTTGAGGTATCTCTTGAAAAAAATGGCTTTGTGATTAACGGAATTAAGGAGTTGATAAGCAAAACCGAATATTTAACCACAAAAGATGAAATACAAGATGTTTTTATATTTAATACAGATGATAATGCAAATCAAGCAATTATAACTTGTCTTAGGTCGCACGATATTCATATGGAAAACATTAGATTAAAGCAAGAGATTGCAAATGCAAAAAAGAATGCTTAAAATAGCCCTGAAGAGACTTGGAAGATTATAAATCCACTTTTAGAAATTCTTATATATGTATATGTAGATGCGTTTAGGGCATAAGCGAGAATAGCACCAGAATCCACCAGGAGCGACTTAATTAGTTGAGTAGTTAAATTACTTATCTGATATGCAAAGTTAATCCTGGTGGATTTTGGTGCATAATATAAAGGGTGCAATTTTATAGTGCTTGTTATATTTATAAATCTAATTGTAAATAATTTGTAAATTATGCAATATTACTATTTACAAGTTGTTTTGTATAGTGTATAATATATTTATAATACTTATTGTGTATTAAATACAGTTTAATAAATCTAAGTTTTATGGAGGTAGTTATCATGTATATTTATTCGGAATCAGAACTCAGAGGTTTTACAGTTAAGGAATTAAGAGAGGAAGCAAAGTCTCTTAAAATCAAGTTTTGGTACAATAAGACAAAGGCAGAGTTAGTTTCTGGTATTCTGGAAGCAACTGCTGAAAATAATATAAATGTGGAGGAAAACGATAATATGGAAGAAATCAGAGAAGCTACTATTTCTGAGGATTCAACAGTGGAAAAGGTAGGGGCTGTACAGACAGCAGAAGATGAAATAGCTATTGATAACAGCTACGCTACACTTATTTCTCACAAAAAGACACCTGGGGAGTATATTGACAATGTAGAGGTTGGCATGATTATTGCTTTTGCAACTGAGCCCGAAAAGGCAATTTCAGCAAAGGTAAAGGAAATTTTTAGGGCTGAGGATAATGGAGTTAAGGAAGTTCTTGCGGTAAGTAAGAATGGATATACATACAAGGTACCCAGAGCAGCGATTGTTTGGGTAAAAACTGGGCATCGTTGGCCCAGAGGTATTTATGATAAGCTCAGAAATTCTTATGTCAAGAGGGAAGAAGCTACGGCTGAGATAAAAGAAGAATCTGAAACTTTTTAATTTAGCGAGGAGGAATTTAAATGGCTTCCTTTAAATCTCTTGTATCAGAGTATAGTGCGCTCAGGGTGAAAATTGAAAGGGCTAATGAGAAGTGTAAGGATTTACAGCAGCAAATAATTGCTGCAATGGATAAAAAATCCATAAAAGAGGTCAGTGTGAATATTCCGTCGGAAAGTTCCGATGAATTATCTGCGCCAATAAAAATAAAATTGGTGGAGACAACAAAAGTTGATTATGATTTGGAAAAGGCTATGGAAAAGTGTCCAGAAATAGTCAAAAAGGAATACACATTGAACGATGAGAATAAAACACATTTTATTGTTTGTCTGAAAAAACTGGGCATTGATAAAAAGCAGTGTCAGGAGATTTTAAAAACAATGAATGTGGAATACAGTGTAAGTTCTGAAAAATTATCAGAGCTGATAGATAAGGGTGAAATTGACCCGAAAATTTTGAAAGAAATAGCGTTTGTTAAACAAAAATCCCGTTATATACGTTTGTATTGACGGGTGGTATAAATGGAAAATGGTGAAGCATTAGCAAAGGTGCTTGATTATTACGGTTTATATCAGGCTCGGGCAATGTATAAAATTGTTTGCCCATTTCATAATGACCAAAACGCTTCCATGCTGATAAATATTTCTGAGGGTAGATATTATTGCTTTGGGTGTTGTGCTTCTGGTGATGCAATAAAATTTGTCTCGGAAATGGAAAAGTCATTAGATGATTTGGGTAAATTAAAAAAATATTATAGCATAATAAATACTAAAAATAAACGGCTTGAATCTACTGTAAAAATAGCAAGGAAATCTGTACATAACTGCAAAAATGGTACGGCATACATAGAGGCTTATGACTATTACCATGGGTTAAAAACAACAGATTGGAATAAATTAGCAGATACCGATGAATTTAAATATATGGCTGCGAGGGGCTTTACAGCTGACGTACTGAATAAAGTCAAAGCAAAAATAAACTATAGTGATTCTTACCCGATAATTTTTCCAATGTTTGATAATGGCAAGTTTAAAGGCTGGGTATGCAGGACTAATGATAAGCAGGTTGAGCAGTACAGAAAATATTTGTACAACAAAGGATTTAGACGGTCAAATACATTAGTTGGAAATTATGATGCTAAACATATTCCAATTATATGTGAGGGGTATATGGATAGATTAAGTTTTGTAAGAGTTGGCTGTGATTATGCGATATCTATTTTGGGTTGGAAGATTACAGATGAGCAAATACAAAAACTGAAATCAAAAGGAATTACAACTGTAATTTCCGCATTGGATAATGATGAGTGTGGAATTAAAGGTACGGAGTATCTGAAAAAGCATTTTAAAGTTATTCGTTTTCCATACCCTAAAGAAGTCAAAGATGCTGGAGATATGAACAATAAGCAGATTCGGAAAGCATTGCGACAGCTAAATTACAATTATTATTGATTAAGAAAAGGAAGTTGCTATATGGGAATACTTAACGATATTAAAGCAGCAGCTGCAAGGTCTGGAGCTAATAAAGCAAAGATTTTGTTTTTTCGTGAGGGTCAGAAAGTAAGGGTTAGATTCCTCTCTGATATGGACGATGGAATGAAAGTTACATTTCACGATTCGTTTGACAGAGGAATAAATACCCCTTGCAGAGAAACTTTTGGAGAAGATTGCCCACTTTGCGAAGATGATACACTGAGAACAAGAGACCAGTATATTTGGAGTGTATTTGATTATGAAGCAAATGAGGTTAAGCTCCTTATGGCGCCTGTTAATAACTGTAGCCCGATTCCTGCTATTGTTGGAATGTTTGATGTATATGGTACATTGACTGATAGGGATTATGTTATTACTAAAAACGGCAAGCAGCAGAACACAACCTATTCTGTGGTTCCTATGGATAAAGTTAAGTTCAGAAATACAAAGGTTAAGCCTCTCTCGGAGCAGAAAATTCTTGAAATTCTTGAAAAGGCTTATCCTATGGAAGATGAGGAAGAAGAGGATAGCAAGAAGAAAAAGAAGAAATCTGCTGTCAACAAAAAAACTAAGACAAAAGTTGATGAGGATTATGACGATGAGGAAGAAGAAGCTGCTGAGGAAGAAATGGAAGATGATTCCGATATCGACTATGAGGAAATGTCCGCAAAAGAGCTGTTTAATCTGTGTAAGAAACGTGGCATAGAAGCAAAGCCTAAGAAAGTTGCAGACTATTATATAAATCTTCTGGAAGAGGCAGATGAGGAAGATGAGTGGGACGATGAAGAAGAGGAAGATGAGGAGTAATTTGTAATAAATTATGAGGTGAGAAAAATGCAGTTTTCAGAAATTTACAGTAAACAGGTACAGTTCCAGAAAGATGTTATCAACAAGAAAGGTTATAATTGCTTAACCTCCAAAGAAGCTGCAAATATGACTTTGCCAGTTGATAATGTTGATTTAGCTTCTTATCATGTACAGGCTCTTATCGGAGAAATTGGGGAAATACTTCAAGCCGATAAGCGTTGGAAGAATTATCGTGACGATAAAGTGGACTTGACAAATAAACATGAGGAAATAGCAGATGCAATAATTTTTGTCATGAATATTGCAATTTTCTCTGGTTTGTCTGCTGCTGAGTTTGAAAAGGTAATTTTGGCTAAGATAGAAGAAAACAATAAAAGGATAAGTGATGTTTGATTGTAATTAAAGTTGCTTGGATAAGTAAAATAAAATATAAATGACTTATACAGGCAATTTTAGTTTGATTAGATTTAAACTTTGATTGCCTGTATTTTGTTTTGAAAGGAAATGTTTTTATGATAATTATAGTGGAGGGAATAGATAGAGTTGGCAAAACAACTTTATGCAATAAAATATCGGAAGAAATTAAGATTCCTGTGCATAAATACAATGGAATAATTCCATATGATGAGATGAAAAATAAGCAGGAAACTGATAAAACATTGATGCTGATACAGACAGTGGAAGAGTTAAAAGCCGATTTAATTATAGATAGGTCGTATCTTACAGATTGCGTTTATGGCATAGTGGAAAGAGGTTACAAGGTAGGAAAAGCATTAAAAAATGTTAGGTTAATCAACAAGAGATTACAGCAGTATGCAGATAAAGGAAATTCTGTTTTTGTGTTTTTAATGCAGCCCACATCACTTGAAGAATCTTCCAAAGAACATGGCGCAGATTTGAGCTATTACAACAGAATGTTTAATGAAATTTGGCAAAGTCATTTTGCTTTAGACGGAATAAAATCTGATATTATAGGTTCCAGATTTTATGCTAAGAATGCAAATTACAAAAGCATTCCAGAGGTTGTAAATTTTGTAAGATTAAGGAAAAAGTTAGAAGATGAAAAGAGGGAAAAGTCTTATGAGTGAAATTAAAAGTGTGCAGGTACAGTTGACTACAAAATGTAATGAACGTTGCTTTATGTGTAGAAAATACACTTGGGAAAGTAAGGAAATTGATATCAATACTTTGATACGCAAGATAGTAAAGTATTATGATTCCACATTTACTTTTTCTGGTGGGGACCCATTAAGTTATTCAGAATTACATACACTGAATCAGGTGCTGGAGCAGAACGATATAGTGTATCAGGTTTTTACAAATATGAATTATATTTTAACCTATGAGCAGCATATGCTTTTGGATAATGCAAAGTGCATACAAGTTAGCTTAGATGGTTCAGACCACGCAACTTATTACAGTGTTAGAAGATGCACGGAATTTGGTTTTAATACAGTGATAGAAAATATTCTGTCTTATGCAAATAAAATCAAAGCAAATTGCACGGTATCATGTAGGAATTATTTTGATGTCAGAAATATTTATAACCTTTGCAAAAATATAAAAATTCCTGTAAGATTTTTCCCGGTACATACAGATGAAAATGCAATGCTACAGCAGTACATGGTAGATTATATCATAAATTCTTTTGTGGAAAATTGTGAGCCTGTCCCGGAAGAGGTTAATAATTTTCTCAAAATTTATAACAGCAAAAATCTTCCAAAGCCCAGTAGATGCTATGTAAAATCTGCTCACAGAATCATTGATGAATCTGGTAAGGAATACCCGTGTTGCAGAGCGATAAACGATAATGGCAGAGACTGGAAAGGAAAGTTTAGTTTAGGAAATTTGAATGATTTGGATAATCCAAATGTGCTGTATGATTTTTGTAAGGATTGCGATAGATACGTAAAATTTAATGCACACTGGGACGATTACAAAGATAAAAAGGAGTTGTTTCTGTAATGAGAATTTTATGGATTCCACAAATAAGTAGTTTATCATCTGACGGCATTGTTTTGTTAAACAAGGATAGTAATATAAATTTCCTTAGAAGTTTGATAGGTACAAAGTTTACAAAGACTAATAACATATATGTTGCGTTTGAATTTTCACAGGATAATTGCACAGTTTTAGATAGCGAGTTTGAAGAGAATTTTTATGCAATATTTAACAATACCAGGACATTTACAAATGCAATGCTGGAGCGTTTTTCTTTTGATGCAAATTTCTTCCAGCGTGTAAGCAAGATGGCGGATTTTGATGTTGTGTTTGTGAATGAGCCAACAAAGGTAATTCCATTGAAAAAGATTTTCCCTAATAGTGCAATAGCTACATATAACCATTGGTTAGCATTTAAGAATATGCCAGAGATAGAGTTGAGACAGTTTGAAGGTATGAAAGCATCTGATATTTGTTTTGTAAATTCTGACTATGCTAAAAATGAAATTATCAGCTATTACCACAAAAAATATAACTGTAAGATAGGGAATATTGTTAAAGCCCAGCCTGGTTACGATGAGAGAGAGTTGTTTAAAAGCAAAGACAAGAATGCAAGTGCTGAATTTGCATTTGTTTATAATCATCGGTTAAGCAGCGACAGCTATTATTTAAATGCTTACCAAACTTTATTGCGTATTTGCGATAGCTTGGAATGCTCAACAAAAATTGAGGATATGCCCACAATTTATTTTACAAATCCCAGTGGAAAAGATTTTAAGCTTGATAAACCATATCTTAAGTCTGTATTTCTGGGCAGTACGGAAGAATATTATAATTTCTTGCGTTCTGATAAGATTCTTGGGCATTTAAATACATTTTTTACATCATGCGGAATGTGGTCGATGTCAACAGTAGATTGTGCAATAACAGGCAACATCTGCTTGTTGCCCAAAAGTTTTGGTTATGCGGAAATATTTAATAATAACTATTATGGCTATTGTCAGACCCCAGCAGAGATGAGCGCAAAATTAACTAAACTGATAACAACCGTGGAGCTTGGAAAACATAATGAAACGTACAGCAAGCTGTATTTGCAGGATATTATTGATTTGTATGATAATCGGAGTGTTAGAAAAAATAGTTGTGTAATTGTAGCAGATAAAATAAATACCCATTTGGAAAACATTGTAAAGTCTAAGAAAGGAAAGTAATATGGAATCAACGTTAATTATAACCTCTGGTGGATTTGACCCTTTACATATTGGTCATATAGAATATTTAAAGCAAGCGAAAGCTTTAGGCGGTTATCATGTTTGTATCTTAAATACAGATGACTTCCTTATCAAGAAAAAGGGCTATTGCTTTTATACGCAAGAACAGCGCCAGGCGCTCCTCTGTGAGCTTAGGTGTGTAGATAGAGTAGTTATATCTATAGACACTGATATGTCTGTTAGCCGAACGATAGGTAGCCTTTACCGTGATTACAAAGATACAGTAAGCAATTTTATATTTGCTAAGGGTGGCGATAGATACGCAAATGAGATTCCAGAAGCTAAGATTTGCGCCGAGTTGGGAATTAAAATAGTTGATGGTTTAGGCAACAAGATAGAATCATCAAGTAGTCTTGTAGAAAAGGTGAGAAAAGAAAGGAAGTTTTGAGAGATGCCATTATTTAATCGTTGCTATACTTGTGATAATATAAATCAGGCGTGGGATTATTGGTATAAAGTTCTGTCTGCAATGGAAGAAAACACAAATAGCCGTGACGGAGAAGTTCACGGCGAGGTTATAAATGCAATTACCGAAATATTAGACCCGACAAAAAATATTTTAAATTCAGATGTTCGCAAATTGTCTATGAGATATGCAATAGGTGAACTTCTTTGGTATTTGTCGGGAAATAATAGCTTAAAGGAAATACAGAAATATACAAAGAACTGGGATAGAATGTCAGATGATGGGGAAACTGTAAATTCTAATTATGGCTATTGTATCAAAAATAAATTTGATTTTGACCAATGGGAATATGTCAAGAATCTGCTTAAAAAAGACCCTAATACACGTCAGGCGGTTATTCACATCAAGACAGCAGATAATAAAGAATCTAAAGATGTAAATTGTACAGTATGCTTGCAATTTTTTATTAGACATGATAAACTGTATTTAACTGTTTATATGCGCAGCAATGATATTTGGTTAGGTTTTCCGTATGATGTTTTCCAGTTTACTTGTATGCAGATTTTATTGTCAATGGAGCTGGGTGTAGGCTTAGGAACTTATACTCACGTTGCTGGGTCGCTGCATTTGTATAAAAGGGATTTGATTGTCAAAGGAGAACAGTAAATGGCTTTTAAATATATAGTTTGTGTTTTGGTAAATAATATGGTATATTTTGAATCCATGTTAAAGAATATGCCAAAGCAAAGTGATAAGATATTATTTGTTTTTGTTAATGAACAGCGGTTATTAGATAGGACTGACAAAATTACTGATATAGCTAATAAATATATCAGTAATTTTAAAGTAATAGGTTCAGAAAAGGTAAATGATTTTTGTTTAAAGAATCTCAAATTATCAGAGCAGGGACAGCATTTTTTAAATGTGTATAAAATGGGAATGAATATTTTGCCACAATATTATTTGTTTAAGAAAACGAATTGTAAAAAGATACTTTTCCTTGATGATGATATTTTAATAACCTCTAATTTGATAAATATTTTTGAAAATATAAATTGTTGCTCTTTTGTACGGGACGGAATGACAGGATTTTCGGTTAAAAAAGATAAACAAGGTAATAAGATTTATTATTCTAATGATGTACAGTCAGAATTGATAAATTTATGGAATAATAAAAATCCTATTCCTCAGGATATTTTAAGCAAATATGTTGATAATTATTTCAATAGTGGAACCAGAATTTATGTTATGAATAACAGCCTTTTAGAATCTTATAAAAATCTTTTGGAAAAGTTTTTTGAAAATAAGCTTTTATGTTTTTATTTTGAAAACTGGTGTAAATTTAATACGGATAAAACCAAAGGATTTTTTCAAGACCAAAATTTTGAAAATTCATTTGTGTGTGAAAATGATTTATATAATTTTGAATTAGGTAAGTATGTCAGGAAAATAAGTTCCTTAAAACAGATGCCTAAAAATCCAAAATTATTATTAAATAAATCTATAGTTCACTACAATATAGGAAGCCCAGAAAAGAATAAAATGAAAAATAAAAAGATAGAATTTTTAGATATTCTGAAACAAAATGACTTGATTAAATAAATTGGTTTAAGGGTGGTTTTTAATGTTTGATTTACATAGGCATGATGAGTATTCCACATTTGACGGATTTGGCAAAGCAAGAGAGTTAGCAGCTTTAGCAAAAGAGCTGGGATATAAGGCTCTTGGTTTAACAAATCATGGTAATGCTCACGGATTAGTAAAACACTATTTTGCTTGCAAGGAATGTGAGATAAAGCCAGTTCTTGGAGTAGAGGGTTATTTTCTTCCTAAATATGTTCCACAGAATCGTGGTTTTCATATGATATTAGTAGCTAAAAATTTAAAAGGATTTGAGAATCTTAATAATGTGCAGTATGAGGGAGAAAAACAGAAATTTTATAATCCTATTTGGGATTTTGATATGTTAGAAAAATACCATGAGGGCTTAATCTGCACTACAGCTTGTGTTGCAGGATATTTAGCTCAGTGTATAATTAAGGACGATTTTGTAAAAGCAGAAAAGTTTTTGTTAAAACTCAAAAAGATTTTTAAAGATGATTTATATGTGGAAGTACAGCCGTATAAAGTATCAGATGTAGGATTACAGGAAAAGGTAAATGTGGAATCAATTAAGTTAGCTAAGAAATTAAATATCAAGTGCATATTAACCTCTGATTCTCACAGAGGAAGAAAAGAGGACTTCCCCACATACATGAAGATGCACGAAATAGCTGGGCACAATTTTGCCGATATAGAAGCAACTTATGCGGAGCGTTATATGCCTGCACCAGATGAAATGAAAAAGCGTTTTTATAAGATGCACAAAAAGGATTTTGGGGAAGCTGAGACAAAGAAGCTGGCTAAGGAAATGTATGCAGCCTTAGATGAAATAGAGGATAAAGTTGATGGTGATATTTTAAGTCAGTTGGAATTGATTTTCCCTAAAATTGAGGGTCAAGATTCCGCAAAAATCTTAAAGGAAAATATTAAAAAAGGATTAGTTTACAGAGGTAAAGAAAAGAATAAAAAGTATATAGCAAGATGTAAAGAAGAATATGATGTTATAGTACATCATGGTTTTGCTGATTATTTTCTTATTGTACAGGATTATGTAAAATGGGCAAAGAATCGTGGTATTGCAGTAGGTCCCGGAAGAGGTTCAGTTTGCAACAGTGAAGTTGCTTATGTTCTTGGAATAACGGAAGTAGATTCCATATTCTTTGGGTTAGATTTTAGGCGCTTCCTGCGTATGGATAAAAAGAAGATTCCCGATATTGACCTTGACTTCCAGACTTCCCGCAGGCATGAAGTTATAGAGTATCTTTGTAAAAAATATGCTGGTCATGCTGCAAGAATTTGTGCATATGGTTTGTATAAAACTGATAATCTGATAAACGATTTGGCTAAGGTTTGTGGTTTAAATATCATTGATAAAGATGCAGCTCCAGAGGAAATAGCAGAGAGAAAAAGAACTATAGCAGAGATAAAGAGTTTTATTAAACCGTATGCAGCCGATGACGATTTGAACATAGTTGATTTATTGTCTGATAGCAGAGCAGCAATGTATAATCAGCGCTATGATGATATAATTATCCATTTTACAAAGTTGTTTAAAAAGGTAAGATATATAGGCACTCATGCAGCTGGTGTTGCTATTACTGGTGGGGATATCACACAATACACAGCGTTAAAAATAGATAAAGATGGTAACCTGTTTACTAATTATGATTTGGTGGATATTGAAAAAATCAATGTTATTAAATTTGATATCTTAGGTTTAAAAACCATGGAAAGCTTGGACGATTTAAGAAAAGTAACAGGCGTGCAAGTTGATTATACAAAAATCGTACAGGATAAAAAAATAATCAGTGAATTTGGAAAAGGAAATTGTGATGGAATATTCCAGTTTGAATCCTCTACACCCAGAGATATTTTAACAAAAATCAACTGTGACTGCTTTGAGGATATAGTTGCAGCTTCTTCTATGAACAGACCTGGGCCATTGTCTTTGAAGATGCCCGATATGTATGCTCACAATAAATACAACAAGGAAAAGGCAATGTCAGCAAAGTATTACAAATACACGCAAGACACATATGGTACAGTTATTTATCAGGAACAGATAATGATGATTTGTGTGTATATTGGTGGTATGGAATGGGCGACAACGGATAAGATTCTGAAAATGATGAAAGCTCACGGACAGAAAGAGGAGGAGTTAGCGCAGCAGAAAAATTTGTATGATATTTTGTTTGCAGAGTTTTGGGAGGGCGCTAAGAAAAAAGGTTTTGCAAAAGATGAAGCTGAGGACCTTTTTATAAAAATGACGGATTCATATTCATTCAATAAAGGTCACGGTGTAGGATATTCTTTGATAAGTGTTGAGGAAATGTTTTATAAAATATATTATCCCAATGAATATTGGTACGCAAAAATGAAGTATGCTAAAGATGAGACAGAAATGGATAAATTTGCTTCCAAAGCTGTGTTAGATGAAGCTGTAATATTTTTACCACACGTAAATTATTATAGCAATTTTGCTCTGAGAAAAGAAGAGGGCGAAAATATAATACAGATGGGGTTATCTTCCATTAAGGGTGTTGGTAAAAAAGCAGCAGATTATATAGAAGCAGAAAAAAAGAAGAATGGAAAATTTAAGTCCTATGATGATTTTTACGATAGGTGTAAATCAAGAGTAGTTACATCGAGAGTAATTGATATATTAAAGGAACATGGAGCGATAGAGTTTAAAAGAGGTATTTATTTATCAAGAGTAAAAAAGTATAATGTGGCGTTGTATTCCAGAGGATTAAAGAAAGGGTAATTGTAAATAATTTGTTAATTTAACCCAAAAGGTATTTACAAGCCTAATTTTAGGTGATATAATTAGAACATAAACAAAAACGAAACAAAAATAAAATCAGTATTCAGGAGGAATTTAAAATGAAAAAGGCTAAAATATCTAATCTTAATTATAATGAATGGAAGTACATCTTTGATAATTGCATATATTATCTTAATGAAGATGGGGGTGTAACTGATAAAGCTCTTAGAGGTTCGATGGAAAGAAAGCTTGGTAAGCTCTCTAAGGCAGATTATACAAGATTAGTTAAGAATGGTTTTCTTGATGAATTTGTAACTTGGGTGTATAATGATGATTTGAAAGATTATATTTATTATTTTAAAAAAGATTATGATGCTCTGAAAAAGAATGCTTAAAATAGCCCTGAAGAGACTTGGAAGATTAAGACGAAACTTCCCGAAAGGGAAGTCGGCTATAAGCCAAATAAAGTAATTTAGTTTTGGAGGAAAAGTTATGTACAGATTAGTAGTTTGGTTTGACAACCGTTGGAAAATAGGTATAAATGAATATGATACTTTTGAACAGGCAAATGCAAGGGTTTGCAAGCTTGCAAAAGTAGGCATAAAAGCAGAGGTTAGGACTAACAAAGAAATTTTTGATTGAAAGAGGAAATCAAAATGGCTAAAACAAATAAGGCTGAAATTATGAGCCTTTGTAAAAAAATAAATGCTAAAGAGGGGCAGGGGTCTATAATTTCCCTTGGCAATTCTCAGGGTTTAAAAATTGCACGTTGGTCAACTGGTTTAGAAGATTTAGATGCAATTATAGGGGGTGGAATGCCAGAGGGAAGAATAATAGAAATATTCGGTCCCGAAAGCTCTGGTAAAACTTCCTTAGGGTATCATCTCATGTCTTTGCATGACTTAGCGTTGGATATCCCGATAGAGGGTACGTTTGATTCTGAGCGTGCGAGGACGTTCGGTAACAAGCCCAAGCAGATGATAGTATATAGAGCAAGGTATGGAGAGCAGGCGCTTAACAAGGCGGTTCAATTCGCTCAGGCAGGTATTCCTTTAATCGTTATTGATTCAGTTCCTGCTTGTAAACCCAGAGAAGATATTGACAAGCTGCTAAAACAAGCAAGAACGGAAGCAGATAACAACGAACGTATTGGTGGAACTGCGAGACTAATGCACCGATATTTGCCATTGTTGGAGGAAATTTGTGAATCAACTGGCACAACCATTATTTTGATAAATCAGGTAAGAGATAAAATGGACGCTATGTTATTTGGTGATAAAACTGATACACCGGGAGGCAGGGCTCCAAAGTTTTATTCATCTATCAGAATCCAGGTTGCAAGAAGGGCATGGATAGAAATACCTAATAAAGATGTTAGTAACTCTGCTGCAAACAAAAAAGTAGGAATAATTATGAAATGCAAGGTTGTTAAATCTAAGGTATCAAATCCAATGGGCGAATGTGAAATTCCAATGTTTTTTGATAGGGGATTTGTTTCATTTGATGATGTCGTAAAAGTCAGAAAGGAATTGATGAGGGCTAATAGAATTACAAAGGAAGAAGATGAAGAAGATGAGTAATTGCAGAATATGCAACAGTTTAGGCAAGGGAATTGCAAGATATGGTACATATGCGGTAAATATTCAGTTTGACAGTAATTTTGTAAATGAAATTTGCTATGATGCAGATAACAAGAAATTTTATTTTAGAATTACTTGGAGAGGTTGCCCTAAGTATGATGCTGTTTGTGTAGATATGAATGGTGTATCTAATCAGATAGAAATATTGCATTGTCCTATTTGTGGTAAAAAATTATCTGTAAATTCTCTAACACGGAATTGCAAAAAGGGAGATGGATAAGATAA